TTGTGACTCTACCCTGTGCTAACGCTTTGTTGGCCCATTGAGACTCCAACTGAAGTTTCTCCGATATTAACTTTTGTAACATCTTTGACCTCCTCAAAAGTTACAAAACAGTAGTCGGGTCGATACAGTGGTTCATCTTCAACCTTATCAAACGGATCTCCTCGATCTACCGCTTCCAGAAGTCCTTGTTTAGCATCTTCATCTGTCTCGGCCTGGACTACCTTTTCGTAGTACTTTCCAGCGTACCGAATACAAAAAAGATAAGACTTCATGTATGTAGATTAATGGTTATGGGAGATAATGTCAACTACTTTGAAGTTGTCTACATTCAAATTTAATAGCTAATTTTTGTTGATTTACAACGTCTTTTGGCAGTTTTTCAAATGATTCTTTTGCTTGGGTATATCCTGCTATCGCACAATCGTAGTGAGAAGGGTAAATTTCACGTGGATACATTGAACCTGGACATGTTTGGTTTAATAAACTACAGACGTGTAAAATTAAAATAAATTTCATGAGCTACCTTACGAGTTATTTTAATGCTTGACAATGGCAGTGTCAATACTATATTCATGGGATATGAAGAAATTGGTAGCTGAACAAAGTATAACGCAACAAGAAGTAACAACGACGGATCACGGATCAAGGCTTAGTGTTATGGACTCTGATAATCCAAACTTCTCTGTTGAGTTAAACAAAGATGCAAAACAAATTCGATTGTTCGTTAATTCAAAACCAGTTGAAATAATTACAATGGACGATCATACAAGATTGCAAAAAGTATTTGATACGTTGCTCAGTACCGTAAAACAAAAAATAACTTTTTGGAAAGTAAATTGAAACTAAAGATGAATGTTTATAGTTGGAAAGAATTAAATTCTAAAGTTGATAGTTTAATTAAAACTGTTAAGGATTCTGAATTCAAAGATGAAGATTTTATTGACATCATTGCAACTCAAATGGCTGATATTAATTTAGTCTTGGGTGATACGGGTTTCATGTTATTTGATAAAACATTAGCCAAAAGGATTATCCATGCGGAAATTACAAAGTCATGAAGACTTTATTAATTTTAGTCGCCTTGTTTGTTTTGTTATGGCTATCTTTTCCTCGCACGATTTCGTTCTTAGTTATAGTGATGCTGATAGGATTGACATGAGTTTAGGTAAAAACGTAGATAAAAACAATCCAGTAGTTAAATGGGTTAAGATGCTATTAGAAAAATATGATGTGTCTGATTTAGTAGATGAACATATTGTAGGCGAAGACCCACCAATGAATGATGCAGAATGTCAAAAAAGATTACAAAAATTCTTTGAAGCTTTTGAACAAAAGACTGGGTACACCGCACAACAAGCTATTAAAGATATACGTGGATTTATGAATTAACAAGGAGGAACAATGCAAACAAGAGAAACAAAAGAAATAGTAATTAAACTTCAAGACTGGGCCGATAACATTGAGGCATGGCAGCAGAACATTTATGCTTTTATGATTTATGGTAAAGATCTTTTAAATTATTTGAAAGACAAACATCCAGAGACCGTAAAAGAATTTATGGATAAAAGAAAAAATGGTAAAGGTAAAATTACCAGAGGAAACGATTATCCATCTATGATTTCTATGACCGATGGTAAATTTTTTAAAGAGCAATTGGAAGAGGAGAAGAAAAAAGCGCAGGTTGATTTTTTGAATAGAATGCGAGACGATTCTGGTGAATATGTGGAGGGCAGTAATGGTAGATCAAACATTACCCGAAGTTAGAACAGTACAGGAAATGAATCGCGGACGACGGCACAATGAATTGAAGGGTAGGCATAAGAAAACCATAACGAATTATGTTAATCAATGCTCCATTCAAAATTTAGAAAAAATAATAAAATTCATTAATAAAGATCTAGGAGGACTATTATGAATATAACCAGGCATAAATCAGTTGCGGTACGCAAACCAGACTACGATATTTTAAAAGGTCTATGTGGCAAGGAACATAGAGGGCCTAGCCAGTATATATCGCTATTGATTAAGAAGGAAGTCGAACGACGGGCGAAGGACCGTAAAATGACTCCAGAAGCTTATCTCAAAAAAATCTTATCAGAAGTAAAATAACCCTTGTCAATACCCTCAATCGAGGGTATAAGGGCCTTAGTTGACGATCAACTTAAAAACCGAATCATTTTCTTTTTTATATTTTATTTAAAATCAACAATTTAGGAGTATTTGTGGCTGAACTAGACAACGCAGTGAAGCTCATCGCGTCGAAGACTACACGTGAAGAGTTTAATAAGATCAAGTCCGTACTATACGGATTGTTTTGTGGAGCTAGTTTTGGGTTTGATGAAAGTGGATTAGCCTTCAGAGTCCATTTAGATCAGATCCGAAAAAAAACAGATAAGGAGAAACTTAATGCGAGTATATTACGCGTAGTTAAGTGATTTAAATGAGGGCTAGGTGATCTCTTTTGTCATCTTACAGAGCTACCATTCTGACCTAGTCCTCGTTTAATTCAACTATCATGTTACATGAGGAGCTAAAAACAGGATATGAGTCTGAAACAATATTACCAGAACAGAAATTATGGCGGGCTGTTTTGCAACGCGCTTTTGAAGACGTTATATATCCTGGTATGGAAAGACCGTTGGTTATACAAAAATATAAGGCACACGGTTGGTTCTCTGATGGGGGTAGTGATTTTGACGATGTCTGTTTATTGGCTGGTTTTAATCCTACTTACGTTTACGACACTTACCAGCGTATGGTAGACAATGAGCAGGTCTACTTCACAAGAGAGCAAATCGAATACATCAACTGGCGAAAAGAATATAATCGAAAAAGAAAAATCAGACTTTAGTTTAAAGTATAGTATCAATCGTTGGAGCAGTACCAAACAATGCAGCAAATGTGATGAGCGCAAAAATTTAACTGAATTTTATTTTAAAGCAGGTAAACGACGGCTCCAGGCGGAGTGTCGAACGTGTTTGAATAGTGCGAGAATTAAAAAGTATAGCAGTAGTCCGTTTCAATATATTGATTATCTCACTAAAAATTTAAGAAATGTTAATCCAAAAAAACGTCGTAAAAAGTCTACTATATCACGAATTGATTTTTTAAAAATGTTTAAAAAACAAACTGATCGTTTTGGACTTCAATGTCCATATTCAGGCATTACAATGACCTGGGAGCTTGGGTCGGGTAAACCGACAGAGACGAACATATCTATTGATAGATTCGATTCTACGAGGCCGTATGAAGCAGGAAACGTGGTGTTTTGTTGTTGGTTCGTTAATAGAATGAAGTTTGATTATACGGACCAAGAGTTTATGGGTGCTTGTGAACATATTGCGAAGAATAAAGAAAGATTTACTGAAGTGAGAAATTATTTGAAAGGCCCAGCGGGAGAAAGGGAGTTGAAAAACAAACAATAACCGCTGAGCCTTGATTGTTGAGCAATCAGCTAAGTTTTATTCATTGAACACCTCCATGTCAATAGATACTCATTGGAGAAATTATGTATCATACAATACTCTACCACGGATCACGGACGACGGCAAATAATATAGTTTAGAATGGTTCTAAGAATGATTCTAAAGTAGACATGTTGCATACACGTTACAGTTGTGGCAAAAATACAACAATTTATTAAATTTCAGCTTTCTTATAAGGTACTACAAGGTACAAACACCTACAACACAAAAAATACTAAATAGTACACTGAAAACAGGAAAATAGACTATTATCCTTATATACCAACGTTTATTCTTTCAGTGTAGTACCCTGAAAGTACACTGAATTTCAGCTTACTATATAGGTAGCTCTACTGGTTAGCTGACCTTTTTTGTGGTATATATCTAATTTTAGTTTATTGTACCTATATAGGTTTTGAAAATTATGAATACTGTTGGAGCATTAAAAAAACGTTTGAAAGGAGCAGAATACTTGACTCCAAAACAAAGGACATTTGCAGAATATTTTGTTTCAAGATATCCAGACGTAACTAAAAAAGAAGCGGCTAAAGCTGCAGGCTATGCTGATAAAATTTGTGAGAAGACAGGTAGTTTATTAACGAATCCTGATAAATATCCTCATGTGGTGGCTTATATTGAGAAGTTAAGAGATTCAGCTGCTAAGATCTATAAAGATCATTACAGACATCTTAGAAGATTAGACGATTTATCCAAAAAAGCAGAAGACAAAGGACAACTAGCTGCGGCCATCAACGCTGAGTTTAGGCTCGGACAATCTGTTGGTTTGTATGTTGACAAAAAAGAGATTAAGGTTCAAGACTTGTCAGCAATGTCAAAAGACGAATTGATTAAACAGATAAATGAGTTACGTGATGAAATACCAAACAGCAAAATCCTTGAGCTTGAAGCCGAAGAAGATGATTCGGTGGAAGACTGAAAAAGACTTCTGGGACGCATTTCATAGAATACATAACTCGCATCTTATATCAACTAATGTAGGAGCTGTTAGTGTCAACACTAAAAAAGAAAATAAGAGTTAATTACGAAGATGTTAAAATTAATACTGTTTCACCTTCTAATGATAACGACAATCATTGTTTCGGTGAGTACGATTCTGTAAAAAATACAATTGAATTAGATAAAACACAGTCGTCTAGATCTATGGCAAACTCGCTATTGCATGAAGTTATGCATGCCGCTGTGTATCATTCTGGTCTAAATTCAGAGGGCAATTGTTTGGCTGTAGAGAAAGACGAAGAGCTTGTAGTTAATAATTTAACCAATACACTTTCACAGATAATTAGGGATAATAAATGGTTCTTACCTTACATTCAAAAAAACATAAATTTAGGAGATAAAACCGATGAGAAAACAAGAGTCAAAACTGTTTCAAGAAATAAGAAAAGCGTTGCCAAGCGTACATTTTCAAAGAATAGAAACCGACGTAGGGCTAGGAGTTCCAGACGTTAACGGCTGTTTCAATGGTGTAGATTTTTGGTTAGAGTTAAAGGTAAGTTCGGGTACAGCGCTTGGGCTATCTAAATATCAAAAAGCGTGGATTATCAGGCGTGGACTTGCGGGAGGACGAGTATTTATCTTGCAAAAGGCCCTCAAGGAGAGAGCTTTGAAACTGTACCAGTGGACATCGGCCATGATCCATGAGCCGTCGACCCCCGTCCCATTTGCCAAATTCCCGTTTCCCGTTGACTACGGACAATTGTTAATCACCATCGTAGACTCTGAGCTGGAGCAGGGACCGCGATCCAGCAGCGTGTAGTTCCCATTTCCCAACTCCCACTGCAAATCC